TCCGGCCTCTGTTTTGAGGTCAGAGTTTTCATCCAGGCATCCAGGTTTTCGGGGTGGGCATAATATCGGCCGTTTATTACGACGACCGGGAGATTTATTTTCACGAACTGATCGAATACGGACCGCTTCACGCCCAAAAACTCCATGATTTCTTCTTTTGAGGTCAGGAAACGCTTCTCGATTTTGGTCATTCAACCCCCCTCGATATGACCCGGCGGCGGTGGGCCGCCCGTTGTTGCGGTTGACGGTCCGGAGTTGGCCCCGATGGCCCGGCGTTCCCGACCGGGATGCACTGTGAATTGTGCAGCGCCTCAACCCCTCCCCAGCACTCCCGATCCCCCATGGCGAGCGCGATCACGGCGCAGTCCAGGAGGTGATTTTTCGTGCTTACCGTCACCCACTCCCATTGGCCCCTCCGATTCCGCCGCTTCTCTTCGGCCAGGAGGTGAGAAATCAGGTCCGTCTTGATATCCCGGTTGAACTGGATTGCGCCGAATGAGCCCAGTGGAAGGCCCAGGTAGTAGGCGAGCGAGTCCTTCAGCGCGTCGACATTCAACATCCAGATATTGAGCCCGCCGGGGATCGCCTTCCCCTGCTTTCCCGGCATTTTGTCAATCTGTTTGAGGCGTAGCTTTTCGGCGGAGTCCCGTCCGGATCCCTTTGTCCCCAACAGCCGCTTCCCGTCCGATGCCTTCCGGATGATCGCATAGGCCCGGGCGGTCATGGTGGTGTCGTCCTCATCCTTCCCGCCGCCCGTGTCCATCCCGGCCCGCCATACCAGGAAATCGCGGTTGCCCGAGACGTTCCGGTATCGCGTCTGGAAAACGAATTCCCGGACCATGCGGATCTGCGCGTCAAGATCGGTGCCGACAAAGGAAACGAACCCGTAGTCAACGACATGCCGGATGTTCCCGGTCAGCCAGGCCAGAACGAGAAACCAAAATCCGCCCTGCCCCGGGTCCGTTCCGACGGTCAACGCCATGGTATCATCCGGGCAGATCATTTTCGGGATGTCCACCGTCCGCTTCATCAACTCCAACTCGGTTTTGGCCTCTGCCTTTTGCGCCCACGGTTCGGCCATCCACGAGTTCTTGAAGTTCTGGAGGTGTTTGGGGTCATCTTTCGATTTCAGGAACTCCGCGGCCACCATCCCAAAGGAAAACCATGGCGTGTAGAGGCGGTTGAACTGGAATCCGACGCTCCGGGGCTTGATTTTTTTGATGCACTCCTCGAAATCCAGGCCGGAAATCATGTCGAGCCAGCGCCCGCGGCGGACCAGCTCCATCCGGCGATCCTCCCGGATCTCCCCCCGGCACTCCTCGCACTCGTAGAAAGCGGCCTCCTCCGCCTCTTTGGGGGTGGAATCCTCCGGCCATTTCAGGCCGTCAAGGCGGAGCTGCTGCTCATGTCCGCAGAAAGGGCAGTCAATGAAGTACCGGAAACGGGCGTCGCAGGCCTTTTCACCTTTGGCAAGGTAGGCTTCTTCGATCGTGGGGGTTGAGGTGAAAACGCATTTCTTGGTGTAGCGGAAAGTGGCCGTCCGTTCTTTTGCCAGGTCGACCGGAGAGGCCTCTTTCCCGGTCCATTCCTCGTATTTGTCGATCTCGTCAAGGAAAACGTACCGGCACGCCTGGGAAGCGAGCGACACGGCGGACCCGGCCCATCCGAAATAGATCGTCATGGCGGCGAACGTCTTTTTCTTCTTCCCGGTCTCTTCCCGGTGGGGGCGGATCAACTTTTTCAGTTTGTCGCTGCTCTCGATCATGTCGTCAATCCGTTCCGTGCTGATTTTGTCCGCAAGGCTCTCGTTCGGTTCGACCAGGAGGGCGGGGCCTGGGTCCTGCAGGATGGCAAAGAGGAGCATATTCAAGAGGCCTTCCGTGCCGGATGACTGTGCCGGCTTCATGAGCCAGATCTCCTGTACGCAATCGGCCCCGAAAGCATCCTGATAGGCCCGGGAGACCGGGTTGTATGAGGTCTCCCACGGCCCGCGCTTCTCTGATTTCCCACTCAAAACCCGGTTCCGGTCCGCGCATTCCGAGACGGTGAGGTCCTCGGGAGGTTCCCACGCGATGATCTCCTCCGGCCACCATACGCGGATTCGGTTGATTTTCCGGGCAGGGCGGGGCTTCAATCGGATATCACCCCCGTCTTCCGCGAGTATGTCGCCATGATATGCCGGACGAACTTCCCGGCGATCTCCTTGGCCTCCGGGTATTTCGCCAGCCGTTTTGGGAGGGCGAGCATGTCGGATTTTAGGACGTGGATCCGGCGCACGAATTCATCGGCCACGGCCCCGCGTTCGATCAGACTCCCCTCCATCACCTTCCGCTCCATTTCCTTAATCATCCGCTCCTCGCGGGTTTTCAGCTTCTTCTCCTCTTCGTGGGTGCTGTCGCCCCGGCCTTCGGCCATCCCCTGGTAGTAGACGGCGACCATCGTCAGGCACTTCAGGGCGTCGACATACCCCCGGATCGGCTCTGGAACGCGGCCCTCCTTGGCGATCTGCCGGTAGCGGCGGGAGGTGATATGGAGGCCCAGCTTGCCCCACATGAGGGCGATGTCCTCCAGCTTGATCGCATTGTTTATGCCGGTGGGGGCGGTGTCGTTTCGTGGCAAATCACACCTCTTTCAGTACGGAGAATTCGTGTTTGCACTTCGGACAGACAACGATCTCACCCTTTTTCGATCCGGTCACCTCTTCTTCTGGTTCGGCCGGGATGATCGGCGCCATTCAGTACGGAGAATTCGTGTTTGCACTTCGGACAGACAACGATCTCACCCTTTTTCGATCCGGTCACCTCTTCTTCTGGTTCGGCCGGGATGATCGGCGCCATTCAGTACGGAGAATTCGTGTTTGCACTTCGGACAGACAACGATCTCACCCTTTTTCGATCCGGTCACCTCTTCTTCTGGTTCGGCCGGGATGATCGGCGCCATCATCAACTCCAGTTCATGGGAATTGAATCCAAGTAGTTCTGTATCCATAGAGCCATCGTCAAGGGTGATGATCAACTCTTTGAGTTTGGGCGTGTCGAACTCCCCGCCGTGCTGATTCGCCGCGATGTTGGCCGCCATTTCCTTTTTCTCGGGCCAATCGACCTCGCGGTATGACCAGCGGCCGGAGGGGGTCTCGATGTAGCCGACGGAGACGGTGCCGGTCTTGTCGGTGTGGGGTTGTTTGACGATCGACCAGGAAGGATCGGGGTGCTTCACGCGCTGATGGCCCCCGATCAGGCGCCCGGTCTTCACGTTCAGGACGATGCCGGAGAGGTCGCCGAATTCCTTCATGGACTTGCCGAGCATTGAGAGCTGCTTGTCGGTGATCTTCCGGGGGTTGTAGGCCGCCGGGGCGAGGGTGGAGACGGTAGGGGTGGGTTGCTTTGCCAATTTATTACCTCCTGTTGTGTTAGAAATGAAACATGCTGATTTTGTTCATACTCGGCCAAATATCGGGCTGTGCAC